TTGGTGCGGTTAATACACTACCGGAGATTGATGGCGTCAATCGAAGACTACCGTTGGTGGTTAACGTTAACGGAATTCTTTACCCATCACTGGCCATGGAAATATTACGTGTTGCTGCTGGTGATACTACATTCCAAGTTAAGCTAAGTGAACTGGGGGTGGATAAGATGCGTATCAAAAAGTTCGGCCCCATTACCACGGACCACTTGGGTCGTATTTGGATTGATTGGAGTCAAAAACCTATTAACATTAGCATTATGGATTTACCTGAAAATCTAAATGGTGCCATTGTTATAGTTGGGCCAGCCGCTGCTGGCATCAGTAATCCGGTGCCCACTGCGGTAGGCGCCCAGTTTCCACATTACGTGCAGGCAGTTGTAGCTGGTACTTTACTAAACAAAATTAATATCACTCGCCCGGATTTTGCAGATGGTGCAGAAATCTTGACATTAGTGATACTGAGCGTTATACTATTATTACTATCGAGGTGGACTTATGTTGGAATTCTTGCTAGCGTTATTGTGCTTGGGGGCTGTGTTTACGGCAGCAGTTATCTTTATGATAATTATCGTTGGCTTTTGGATATCACTGGCATCGTTGCTGGTCTTGTTATTGTTCTTTTCCATGCTTATATCGTTAGGTTTGTAGGTGAGTTCCTACAAAAGCAACAGATTAAAAAACAATTCGGCAGTTATCTGTCACCAGACTTAGTAGCTAAGTTACAACGACAACCAGAATTATTACGTCTAGGTGGAGAAGAACAAGAACTTACAATTATATTTACTGACGTTCGTGGCTTTACTGCGATATCAGAACATTACGGACGTGATGTGCAGGGTCTTACTAAAATAATGAACCGTTACATGACTGCTATGACTAAGAAGATTTTAGAAAACAATGGAACACTAGACAAATATATCGGAGATGCCCAGATGGCATTTTGGAACGCACCGCTTGATGACGTTAACCACGCTAAGAACGCAGTACGTACAGCATTGCAAATGATGGAAAGTTTAGATGAATTTAATAAAGAAGTTACAGCAGAAGGTGTTCCAGCTTTTGGTATGGGTTTGGGAATTAATACTGCCACCGTTGTGGTGGGCAACATGGGCAGTGATCAACGGTTTGACTATACTTGTCTTGGCGACGGTGTTAATTTGGCGTCAAGACTCGAGGGCCAGACTAAGCCGTACGGCGTCAAAATTATTCTCGGCCCAATAACAGCAGAGCAAGTTAAAGATGAATACTTTGTGCTTGAGCTAGATAAGATTGCGGTAAAGGGCAAGAAAGTTGGCGTTAATATCTTCACTGTGCTTGACCTATATCCCGGTGCGCATGGTGAATATGAAATGGGGCGCGGAGATCATGAAGAAATGTTAACAGCATATCGCAATCGAGAATTCGAACACGCTATATTTTTATGTGATAGTTTGATAGGCGAATTCGATGGACAGATGGATGCTTACTATGCAATGTGGAAAGATCGCTGTAAAGAAATGAAGCTGAGTAATCTGCCACACAATTGGGACGGCACATACGTATCAACAAGCAAATAATTGTAGTAAAACTGCAATAATTAAATATCAGTTTTATTGTAAATATTACTATGATAGTTTAAATCGGGTACAAGATAGAGTATCGCTGGAACTCGTAACCAGTAACTTTTGGATCACAAATGTCAGAAAAAAAGTACAGAACAATTTTTATTTCCGACGTTCATCTAGGAACCAAAGACTGCAAAGCCAATCAATTAAATAATTTTCTTAAACACAATACATGCGATACGTTATACATGGTAGGTGATATAATTGACGCATGGAAAATTCAACAGAACAGATGGAAATGGAATCAAAGTCATAGTAATGTTATCCGTCGGGTACTTGGCCATGCTAAACGAAATACAAAAATAATTTACATAGCGGGTAATCATGATGAATTTCTTCGCCCCTTAATACCTTATGGCATTGGATTTGGAAGTATTGATATAGTAAATCAAGCAGAACACATGGGCATAGATGGAAAAAGATATCTAGTCACACACGGAGATTTATTTGATGGCATTACTAGATTAGCACCATGGATCAGTTTTTTAGGTGATAAGGCGTATGATACCGTACTTTCTCTTAATAGCAAATTCAATTGGATTCGACATCGCATGGGGTTTGGCTATTGGAGTCTTAGTCAATATCTTAAACGTCGAGTTAAACGAGCAGTAGACTTTATATTTCAATTTGAAAAGAACTTAGCTACATATTGCAAAAAACGTGGATATGATGGAGTGATATGCGGTCACATACATCATGCAGAGATTAAAGAAATAGATGGTGTTACGTACATGAACGATGGGGACTGGGTAGAATCATGTACTGCACTAGTAGAACATCATGATGGCCGTTGGGAAATAATTACGTGGGTTCAGGAGAAAGATCATGTGGATATTACTACTGATAGCAGTACACATCAACAACCCGAATGATGTACCAGCAAAGGTACACATTCCGTTCGAAAATCAAGCAGCATGTGAGTATGCTAAAACCAATATGACATATTGGATTAAATTTGAAAATTTTAAGGTAGTAGGCGAATGCAAAAAACAATCCTGATAGTAACAGATAATTTACCGGAGCAGATTAATGGCGTGGTTACGACCTACAAAAATATTGAGGCTTATGCGATTCGGGACAACTATCGTGTTGTATATCTTGATCCCGGGCGGTTCCGCTATGTTGATTGCCCTGGCTACAACCAAGTCAAGATTGCCTTTCCGAGGAAGGTGGGCAAGATACTTGAGGAGATCAATCCGGATCATATCCACATCGCCACGGAGGGTCCTGTTGGTTTGTGTGTTAGACAATATCTTGACAAACACAATTATAGGTACAATACTGCTTATCATACTAAGTTTCCGGAAGGACTTAGAAAACTTTTTGGAATACCTGAAGCCCTTACTTGGCCTTTAATAAGATGGTTTCATAAACATAGCGGTAAAGTATTGACCACTACGGAAAGCATGGTAGAAGAATTACGAGCCCATGGATTTGATGGTGAACTAGTGTCTTGGACTCGTGGGGTTGATCGTGAGATTTTTAATCCAAGCAGAAGAATAAGGGCCAACGAACAAACAGTATTGGTGTGTGTTGCCAGGGTGAGTAAAGAAAAGAATCTTGAAGATTTCTTTAAATTGGACTTTCCTAATTGTCGTAAGATAATGGTGGGAGACGGGCCTATGTTGTCAACCTATAAGAAGCAATATCCCGAAGTAGAGTTTGTAGGTTTAAAAACAGGAGCAGAGTTGGCTGAATACTATGCTAATGCTGATGTATTTGTATTTCCAAGTCAGTGGGAAACATTTGGTATTGTTATGATAGAAGCTATGGCATGTGGAACTCCTGTTGCTGCTTATCCATGCCAAGGTCCAAAAGATGTTATTGATCAAGGCATAACAGGCTACATGGATGAATCATTATCTACTGCTACATATCGTTGTCTAGGTTTGAGTAGGGATCGGGTAGCAGTAGGAAGTCAGCGTTGGAGCTGGGAATATGCCTGGGAAATATTTAGGGCACATCTTGTTCCTGCAAAAATGGACTAACTACTACCACCACTGTCTGCGCTGTCATTTTTCTTATTAATTACTTCTTCAGCTTCTACACGTTCTGCTTCAATAGTTTTGCCGCGTAGATGCAATACAGTATTGACCTTTTGGTTAAGTCTAATCAAATCATTATCCAACATACGTATACGGTCGATCAAAGCGATAAGAACTGTATTAGCATCCGAAATAACTGGCTTGATTTCTGATGTAGCCCACGACCATACATATTTTATAATGGCACCTAATCCCACTGCCGCAACAATAGGGAATCCATACTTACTAATTAAATCTGCTATATTGTCCATTATTCATATCCTCTTACAAATTTTTCTATAGGGTCCAGTTTAACTAATTGTCGCTTGCCGTCAATGTCAGTAAACTTAAACAAGTCACCCTCTTTCCATCCTATTGTATGAACATCAAGTTCTTCGTCTAAGATAATTTTGTCGTCACTTAAATCCCAAGTGTAGTCATAGTATAACATTAGTCTCTCCTAGCGTCTGACTTACCATCGGCACGAGCAATACGATCTACGTCTGGTTTTAATCCTAGCGCATTTGATACTACTGAGTCTATGCGTATAACATCGTGATTCATTGTCTTAACACGATTGTCTAATGCTGTAATGATACCGGCCATGCCCTTAACAGCTGACAATACTCCGGCTAGTAATAGTTTTATAGTAAGATATACAAAGTATCCACCTGCTATAGCAGCAGCAATAGGGAATCCTAGGTCACTTATAAGTTTGAATATTTCATTCATTGTAGTTCCTATTTTATTATTATATTAATATTTAGTTACTATTAATTCCTAACGTAACTGTAACTCCCACAAGTCGTGCATTGAATCGCCATCGATCCTGTATTCGCTTGCGTGGGGTTGGTTTGCTGTATTGTCACTGTAGCACCAGCTGTGCCATTTAATCCAAGAGAAAAACTTTTATCTCCAGATCCAGATTGCGTAGAGTTAATCGTATTGCCGCTGTTAACAGTACCAGATTGGCCTGTTATGTTTAATGTATGATTGCCGGTACCGGCTTGATTCGCAGTTATAGAATTTGCATTGCCCACTAGATTTTGTATTGATGTTGTATGATTGCCAACTCCATCTTGAAATAGTATTACACTATTACTATATCCATTGGGTATCTCAACTGCGGCTTTTTTATCACCTGTGCCCTGCTGTGTAATTCTCACATAGTTGGCATCACTGCCAGCAGTAGTTCCGGTAGTGGGAAGGTTGGCATTTACCCAAGTTTCAGGGGGTAAGTTTGCACCTATCGCAATTCGAGCATAATGATTGCCATCTGATTGTGTAATGTTAATGGAGTTATTATCCCCCACTTGATCTATGTAGACATTGGGATTCCACTGAGTACTTTGTGCCCAGACGGTAAATGGAAACAATAATAGTAAAAGTAATTTCATTTTTGCACAATATTAATAACTGTATTGCCACCTGAATTAATACGATTACGTATCTCAACTGATCCTTGTATTTGTGTTAACACACTATTTTGTCGAGTAGGGGTTGTCACACATTGTTTATTTCCGCCATCATCACGACATAGAGTGACAACGGGTTCGTCAAGTGCTACTGTAACACCAGATGTAGGAACATAGTCTGGTAATAACTTAGGAGCACCTGATATAGGCTTTAATAAGTTAGCTGTTTGCGCTGATAATTGTGCGTTAACTATGTCCAATAAGTTAACTAAAAAATCTTGTTCCAATAAGTTTTGGCTGAGTCGGTCCTTGAACACTTCTGCTTGTGCTATATCAATAGCGTTGTTTAGTCCTTCTGCCTTGAGAAAATCTACATCTAATGCGCCTAACTTTAACGAACCCTTTGCATTTTTATCTTCTTGCAATTCTTTCGGAGGATTAACGATTAACATATTGCTAATTTGATCTTCTGTTAATTTAAGTATGACAGGAGGTCTAGGTTTAAAATCTCTACTGTCTACTTTGGTTGCTTGAAATGGTTTGTTCATTACGATAAATCCTACTTCTGTAGTAACTGATATTTCGCCTGTCTTACAATCACGTTCTACGTCACGCCATCCAAATGGACAGCTTGGTAATAGAATAATAGTGCTTCGACCAAACTCATCTACCGTGGCACTAAAATCTGTTCCACGAACACCAATGGTGGCAACCGGAGTATTAACTGACACTGATTGCGGATTGTTCTTGGCAATTTGCCCACTGGCATAACGTACTGTGCCGTGTGCTACATTAACAGCTAACTTACCACCCTTGGTAGTAGCAGGGTCATATACAAAGTCATCTATAACTAAACGACTATTTTCGTTTACCAGTACCTTTGTATCATCATCAAAGGTTATTCCCACTTTGCCCTGGGTTGTCCGAACCGCATCTTCCATCTCCACTTTTGTCCCCTTCTTCCCTTCCAGATTTTCCTTCTTGCGTTGTATATTTGGAACTGTGTTGGTAGTTTCTGTGACTGTCCCTATCGCGGCGTCGGATTTCTGCGATGTACTCACTAAGCAAACCAATAGTACGACCATCCATAATTTCATCACTCCTCCGACTTATCTTGTATTGCTATTAACGGTAAATGTATTAGTGCTACCAACAGACTTAATGTTTATAATACTGTCTGAACTAGTGCCACCCTGTGTGATGCTGGTTGTATTGCCTGATCCATTATAGTCTAATTTAACAGAATGTCCATTAGTTGCACCACCGCTTTGTGTGATTCCGGTAGTATTACTAGCACCAACAGTAGTGATATCAACGGTACCCTTATCGCCAGTCATGTTAAGTGTTGTGCTATTGCCACCACCACCTGTTTGACTAATTGTAGTGAGTGTAGAGTTAGCGTTAACCGTGGCAATTAAACTATTGTTTGCCCCTCCCGAGGTAACAGCAGTAAGACTGTTCCCAGACCCTAACACGTTAACATTAGCATTGGCTGTGTTGCCAGTTTGATTAATACTGATATAATTGCTTTCGCTAACTCCAGATCCAGAATTATTACTGTTAATGACAGCAGTGGCGTTGTTACCAGTTACACCGTATATAACGGTAGGATTATTCATGCCATTACCGGTAGTAGTTTTTACACCCAGGCTCAGCATATTGCCACTACCAATTTGATTGATGGTAATTTGATTGTTGTCTCCATAGATAGTACTGGGAGTACTATTACCTGACCCTATTCCCTGTATACCACGGACAACGTTGCCTGCGCCGTCTTGCGTTATATTGATGGTAGCGTTGTCTCCGCTTTGATCAATATAGATACTATTGTCGGCTGCGATTGATAAACTAGCAAATCCGATTAGTAGTAATGCCAATATTTTTTTTATTATTGTTGTCATTATACTTCCTTAAGGGTTGTGCCCTTGTTATTGGGTTGGAGTTTCCTTAAAATCCCAAACTCCTCTTCGTTGACCTTCTTTAATCAACTCCACTACCGATGCTTCTATAGTGGTTTTAACTGCCAATGTTCCCGGCTCGTTAATCGTTAGACCTGATTCGGCCTCAAATGCTTGTGTTCCATTATCTAGAAACTTTAAGACGGCTATACTATCTGATGTGCTATATACTGTTTTAGTAACTGTTACTGCCATCAATACCTTACCTGTATTAACACTTATAGCCCGTAGACTTATAGTAACAATGTCTTTACTATATTGAGTTTGTGGTCCAATGCCTAACCACCTAAACGCAGATCCACCAGACTCAGTGCTACTATCATATCCTATAATTCCACCTTCTATCAGCATACCAGCAAACATTAATGGCATTAATGGTTTAGCTTCTTTACCTTCATACGATTCTCTCATTTGTCGTATTAGCTGTCGTTCACGAGTAAGTCCATCCAATGCCACCCGTTCTACTACCTCAAACCATCTCCCATTTCCTACATCTTGTAGGGCTTTAATTAGGAATGTGACACCACCTTGTGTTACAGCATTACTTAAACTGGCAATACCAGGAGTGGGTTTACGTTGTCCAGTTTGGTCAGCGAATGCGTATACAGCCACGACAACAGGTCTTGGATTAGCAGGAGGTGATATTGTATCAAACTCTTTTTGCATTTTATTCACAGCTACCTCTGGTTTATATTCCTTTCCCATTTTCTGTGAAATAGCACAACCTGACAATAACATGACTAATAGTAAGGCTAATAATTTCATGGGCTAGATACTGGAAATTGAAATGACCCTAGTGGTATAGTCACACTAGTAGTGTTGCCCGTAGTATCAGTAACCTGCATATTAATATTGCTACCATCTTTGCTCCAAAAGATACTGTTGCCCTCAAAGTTTAATGTACCTTGATTTGTGCCGCCATTGGCAAACATAGCAGTGGCCAAGTTTTGACTAATCTGTGCGTAGATCCGACTTTCTAAATTATTAAGAAATTTGGCAATATTAGTGCTCTGCTTGTCTGCCTTTTCTTTATCTAGGGCAGCTTGTATATCTTTCTTAACCTGAGCTTGACGAGTAAATTCTTGGTTCTCTATAGTCAGGACATGGGCACTATAGCCGTTTCCAGTAAAACTGGGTGACTTAAACTGATAGTCTGCTATCGGGGTCGCGACGGCTTGCAAGGAGATCGCGGTAAAACATAGCAGAGTTGTAATTATTTTTATCATACTCTCGCTCCTACAAGTATTTAACAAAAAATTACAACCAGTTAAGTTGTCACATAATATGTCTAACCCTTGGGTACAATGCCAGTCCAAGCGGTATCTGGTTCGGATTCGATATACCCAAGTATTCGTGTTCGTAACACTTCGTAGAATGAATCAATTTGTTTGCCCCAAGAACCCATTAGGGTATCAATTGCTGTAATACAAAAATGCCAATTTCTTTTACGATAATTATCCATTAAATCTTGGTGTAACTTTGTATAAACTTCTACTTTGGCAAACTCCGTTAATGGTAAGTTTTCCACCACACTATATGCGGTAATGGGATTGCTACTACGTATGGTTACTGTATCTAGTTCAAGAACTATATATTTTTCTTGTAGTTTTGATACCTCAGCGGTGCCGAAAATTATATTCAATTCGTATCTCCTGTTAAATAATTATCTAAATATAACTACCTACCATAAAAAGATGAACATATATGAATTTTAATTTTGACCTTATTAGTGATTTACATAGGGAAACCTGGCCTAATTTTGATTGGACCGGACAACCAACTGCACAGTATTGCATTGTAGCAGGTGATATCGCTAGAGATAGATCCCTTGTTGTAGATACTTTGAAACACCTTAGTGAAGTTTATACCGGGGTCTTTTATATTGACGGAAACGACGAGCATAAAGACCATGCGGAAAACTTGAATCGTAGCTACGCTGAATTAGCTGATCTTATTGGCCCTATGAAGAATGTGGTATATATGCAGGATAATGTGGTTGTTATGAACGGTGTCGCCATTTTGGCCACTAATGGATGGTGGAGTTATGACTTCGACCCTAACTTATCAGTAGACCAATCATTATTCTGGGTTCAACAGAAGGATGGAATTAGTCAGCAGGCTGCAATTAATATTAATGGAACAGCATATCGAGATGCAGGGTATTTGGTTAACAGCGTTTCTAAATTACAAACTTATAATGATGTAAAATCTATAATTATCGTCACACATACAGTACCAACTCCAGAAATTATACAACATGATCTAGAACTAAAAGATACATGGCGATATAATTCCATGGGAAACAATTACGTAAATGCTGCTCTTGATTCAGATACTGAACGAAAAATTAAACTATGGTGTTTTGGCCATTATCATAGACCGGTAGATACAGTAATAGATAGGGTTAGATATGTCAGTAATCCTCGCGGACGAGGAAATACTGAATATTCTCAATTTGCATACTACCCCAAAAGGATATCAGTTCCGGTTAATTAGATTCCGGTTCTATTTGAATCTTCAGTGGCATATTTACTGAACGTGCAGCCATTGAAACCTCAATTCCTTTTTGTTCTGCGATTTCATAAGGTAACACAGCTACGACTGCGGAGCCGATTTCATGTATATCTTGTGTAATTTTTACAGCAGTATCTGGCGTATAATTAAAGAAGTTCATTAATGATTCAACTACGAATTCCATTGTTGTTCCGTCGTCATTTAAATAGATAACTTTAAACAGTGGAGGCTCTTTAATTTCCTGATTAACATCAGGTCTTGTGATTACATCTGCTTGTGACATACTAGTTCCTTAAGTTTAGCACAGGGCGTAATTGCCCTGTACTGTATTTACTATATTTTACTACGATTCGTATGCAATAAAAATAGTTTTAGGCTGAAGTGCTTCGGGAATATTACGCTCTAACCGTACAGTTAAAATGCCATTTTTCGACGATGCATTGGTTACTTCAACATAATCAGCTAGACTAAACGTGCGAACAAAATTGCGAGCACTAATACCGTTATGCGAATATGTGTAACCTTCAGGAAGTTCTTTGTCCTGCCTTTTGCCAGTAACAATAAGAGTATTGTCCTTGACTTCAACATTAACCTCACCCTCACTAAATCCAGCAGTGGCTACTTGAACTTCGAAAGTATCTAATCCGGTTTTAATAATGTTGTATGGGGGATAGTTAGTTCCTTCGTTACCGTGATGTTCAATTTGATTCAAAATACGACTGAATAATTGATCTACGCCGATAGCGTTGCGAGTGAATGGATTAAAATCCAAAGTGGTGATTTTTGTCATTGTTTTCTCCTTTAATTAAACGAAGTGACATTGTTAATAGGCCCAACCATCGGCACCTACAACAGTATTTATTGTACTATAAAATCATTAACTACAAATATTATTTGGTAAAATTAGTAGAATTTCTTGGGAAGTTCTTGGGCAGCTAGTCGCTTGCGTGAGCGTGATTTAGCTGCACCTTTCTTACGCTTACGTTCAGTGGTGGGTTTCTCATATGTTTCCCTGGCTCGTAGTTCGTCCAACAAGCCTGAGTCTTGTATTTTCTTTTTAAATTTCCTAAGTGCCTTTTCCACGTTTCCGTCATTGACAAATACTGTGTTTCCGTAAAGCTTCATTCATTCTCCCTTGCGAGTGTTGCCGGAGTATTTACTAGTTTTGACGTAATTGCCACTGATAGTATACTCTGTTTGCGATACTTAGGTAGGTCGAACATATGCGGTAATAGTATGCGTTCTAACTCTGTGTGCAGTCCACGAGCACCTGTTTTAGTTTTAAGAGTACGTTCTGCTATGAGATTTAGCGAATCTTTTTCAAAATTAAGTTCAACGCCATCTTGGTTAAACAACCACTTATATTGCCCAACGTAATTGTGTTTAACATCTGTCAATATGCTGATTAATTGGTCTTTGGTCAGACCTTGTAAATTTACTAAGTTACCAAACCTACCAACAAATTCCGGTATCATGCCATATTTGACCAAATCATCTGGTGATGCCGCCATATTCTCCAGGGATTCTTCCTTGACAATATCAGCATTAAATCCCATGGTCGTTCCCTGCACTCTACTCTTTACAATTTTATCAAGTCCAACAAATGCCCCACCGGAAATGAATAGGATATTAGTAGTATCAATCTCAACAGTGGTATCACCTCGTCGTATACCGGGAGGACTAATCTTAACCTTGGTACCTTCGATTAATTTAAGCAAGGCCTGTTGCACACCTTCGCCAGATACGTCCCGGCTGACAGTAGCACTTTCGCTTTTGCGAGCAATTTTATCTATTTCATCTAAAAAGATAATACCGCGTTGTGTGCGCTCTACGTCCGAGTCAGCATTTTGGTATAATCTTAATATAACAGAGTCAACATCATCACCGACATATCCCGCTTCGGTAAGGGTAGTTGCATCGGCTATGGCAAACGGTACGTTCAAATATTGTGATACAGTCTTTACCAACAGGGTTTTACCAGTCCCGGTGGGCCCAACCATTAATATATTTGCTTTGTCAATTTCGTTTTCAGTATTACTGATACGTTTATAGTGGTTGGTAATAGCCACTGCCAATACTATCTTAGCGCCGTCTTGACCCACTACGTATTGATCAAGATATTGTTTAATTTCACGGGGGTCTGGTATTTCCATTGTGGTGATGGATTTAGTTGTCCCTTGTTTATTTTTTATTAGTTTACCGCAACGTTCGACGCAGTCGCTACAGATAGCAACGTTATCCTGCACGATAAAGGTAGTAACAGCATTCTTATGTTTATTACAGAATGAGCAATGGTTAATTTTTTCCAACACGTTGTCCTAGGTCGATTGTGATTTAAGTTTTATTGAAATACGTTCTCTTTCAATATCACTTAATAAGTCAGGATCGTACTCCCCTGACCCAATTTTTTCAATAAGATGATTTATATAGGCATCATCGTATACATAACTATCGCTAAGATTTTTATTTGTCTTTATCCAGTTAACTCCATTGTATTTGTATAATGCACTGGGTAATACATCGACACGCAGAAACATATCACCTTTTTCAGCTGTGTTGGGAAATGCAATACCAAATCCTTTCATTTCCCCTGCTTTTAAATCATTGTCTGCTTCCAGACCTAATTTGATATTGATTAGATCTCTATCACTTAAATTTAATTTGTCGACATGCTCAGAATGATGCCAGGGTAATTCTGATATCAATCCTTGATTATATTGCAATACATATTCTTTGAATGTGTTACCAGGGTTTTCTCCTTTCCAAACTTCCATTGCATGTTTTTGCAGATCGTTGCCGTATGGTTCAATATCTTCAAATAGATTTGTTTTAGCAATTAAGTTACCAGTTGGCAATTCTTCACTGACTGTTTCTTTTATCTGTGTAATTTGCTCATCAGTTAACGGCCCATCATCTGGCTCATATACTCTACTTTTCTCAACAATGGGTGCCGACGCAACTGGTTCCCTACGTTTTCTTTTCCATACACGAACCCTATGTTTTTTAATACCAGGTTGGTATTTGCGTGTTTTTTCTTTAGCTGGCGCGACTGGAACAGATATAGCAGCAGGAGCAGGTAATATTTTGCGAACCCAAGTCATACTTTCTGTTGCAGCAAGCAGCATCATAACCGCTAATGGATCAAATACAGCAACAATTATCATAATAACCCAGCGTACTGCACGTTCTAACATGCTTTGATCTGCGGTATCACCGTATACTAGTTCAGCAATGTATTTGATTGGCCCAACTTCTACTTCCAATTTACGATACTCTACTTCCAAAGTATATTTCTTTTGTGTTAGTGCCTCAATTTCCAAGTTGGCTGTTTTTATCTTTTCTTGCTGCTCATTTACAAGTACTTCAACTGAAGCAGTATCACCTTTGCCTAATTGATTACGCAGACGATCAATCAATTTGTTCGATTCAGCTACTTGTGTTTCTACTGTCTTTCGGACTCTTAGTATTTCGTCACGAGCGGCACGAATAATAGGATCTTTGTTGGCTTCTCCTAACTTAGTAATTACTGCCGTACGTTCTGTTTCACGGGCAGATTTCCAAATAGTAACTGCTCGTGCGGTACCGGTACCCCATTCTCCGTCCGCGTTAGCCCCAACTAAGGCTTGTGCCTTTTGTATTTCTTTAGCATCAATGAACTTTTGCAATTGTGAAAGTTGCTCGTCAATTTTGGCAACTTGATCGCTATACAGCTTTGTTTGCCCATCAATAATCTTTTGCTGTTCGTCAATAACTGGCTGTACCCGAGATAATGCGCTGTCAATGCGCCCTTGTTCTGTTTGAATTTGGCTGTTTACATTGGCATCTGCGCCTGTGCCGGATGTTTCTAATGTCTTAGCACGTTCTTCAGCTTTGGTTACAATTTCAGCTTGACGTTTAAGTTCCACTGTGATACGTTGTATCTGGGCGGCGTTCTCTTGACCTGCGCCTACTTGTTCAATATGTGCTTTACTGAGAAAGCCAAATATGCCCATACTGGTAAGGAACATCAAGATCATCACAGCAGAGACAAGGTAAACCTTCATTGATAATTTAACTTTGTGCCAGAATTCATGAAGCCAAACTGTTATTGATAATTTAGCTGTTCCAAGTATTACACCCATGATGACAATGGATATTGGGGCGCCGGCAAATATTGCAGCTAACCCGGCAATAGAATAAAATTCTGCAATAACACTAAGACATAGTGCTACTGCCAGCATAAGATAGGTTAGAAACATAGTTAATTATTTGCCACAGATGGTAAAGTTATTAATTCAAATATCATTACGTATTTAGTTCCAAGTTCGATGTACTTCTTCTACCCACTCTAGTCCGTCATACTCAGCGACATTCCATTTAACTCCTGCGGGTACTTCTACGATCTTTAGTTTAGCATGACTACCATCGGCTTTGCTACCTAATTGGCGAATTACGTCAACTAGTATAGGATCATCACGATCAATATCATTGTCATGCCAAGTGTCTCCATTAACTTCGATCTGCGGCCCGTACAATGACTCGGTATGTCTATCAGGTCCTGCGACAAGAGTATAGGCAACTCCTGCTCGCTCTAAGTAAAGGAGTTTTGCTTCTTTGCTTAGTCCGAACCCACCATGCTTCGTGTTAATTACAATGTATTGTATTCCACGCAAATGGCGGATAAGATCTTCATGTTCCGGATTTGACATTTCTTTTAGCTACCTTGCCTACAGTTATAATTGCTCCACGATAATACCAATCACCCCCAATTTCATCATCGGGGCGGTTTACCACTTTTCTAAAACTTGTGCCAGGACGATTCTTGGCATCCAGACTAAACTCATAGAATTCTTCTGGTGTTAAAATATATTCCTCAACTGGACCAGACGCAGTAGCATCTGTGTGTGCCAGTTCTAGTTGCTCAAAAATATTAAATTTTCTTCGTTTTACTTTCATTAGTAATTTTCCTTAACAATATAGTATTGTGGTTTGGGATATTTCTCCAGGATTTTTTCTTCCTTAATATATTGATTCATTACAGGGGCAGTAAAAAATAATTTATCAAAAACTTTTTTGTTTGTGCCAGTTTCTACTACCGTTAAGTACCACGATTTCACAGCCATGTAATTTCCTTTTTAAAATTTCTCACCGGGCTCAGTGCCACGGAATCTAACGAATCTAGAAAACCTAAGACTATAAGTACCGTCTTGGGCTTGCGTAACTGCGCCTGCTTTAACTTCGACTATATGCCCCATTAAATTATCTTTGTTTAACCAAAACTCAGTACGATTAGCATCGGTATATCCACCGCCCACGTTAACTTTAATAGTTTTACCGTTATCAATGCCTTCGCATACAAAGGCGCCTAACCGACCTACATTCTTACCAGTGCCTTCTTCAAATCCAATAATAGCTAAGTCTACTGTAATAACGGGTTTCCATTTCATCCAAAAACTTGAACGTTTACATTCGTATGGCGCACCGATATCCTTAATCATAATGCCTTCAAATCCTGCTTCCACCGCATCATCTGCGTAACGTCTTAATTGATTATGCCCTTCACATGTATCTAGATCAACATTGATGCCATCCATAATATTAATACAATTGGTATTGTCAAATATAGGACGCAATTTTTCCAATATTTCCAATCGTTTATATTGCTGAGCATTCCAGTATCCACGTTCAAAATCTTCTAGAGGAATAAAATCAAAAACATTATATACCATGTCAGAGGTATCGACGTTAGTTTTACGTTGAGCCTGCTTCATTAATGCTTGAAAGCTGGCGCCCATAATTTCACCATCTAGTACAAATCCTGAATAAGATTCTTTTACTGCTGTGCGCAAATTCAGTTTGACTGATTCAATAGCTTCTACAATATGTGGGAAGTTATCAAATGGTTTACCGCTTCGAGTAAACAGTTTCACACTAGTTTTTGTTACCAATGCTAATACCCGCACTCCATCTAACTTTTGTTCCAGACGTTTTACACCCTTCATTTTATTAGGGTGCTCATCGGAATCTAACGCTAATTGGCATTCAAATACAGGAATAGCCCATTCAGTCTTACCTAAAATTTTGTTTAGAGTACGCTCTGTAATACCACAGCGTAGGTCTTTAATTAGAACACGGCGGCATAATTGATTCCATTCAACAGTATCAAACCGTTGACTCATTTCTGCAATAGCATCACGGGCAGCATGGCCGGTCAGGCTACGTGTACGCAATGCTTCCAACATGGCCCAAAATTTAGGCCATGGATTAGGTTTATCAACAAGTCCGTCTGTCTCAGGAACCTTCTTGACACCGAATACATAATAAGGGTTATATGCTTGATAGCAATTAAACAAAAAACATTGGGCGTTAGTTGAACCCAATTGTGCTGCCATCAATGCTTTCTCAATTACGGATTCCTTGTGTAGCCTACTGTTGTCACTTTCAAGGTCTCTGATCCAGTCTGCTGCCAATTTAATTCCTTCAAAATTTTCTGTACTGTAATCTATATGATTAGAAGGTATGCTTGTATTCATGATTTTAATAACGCCCATGCTGCTGTTTTTTCTAAATCTTCTTCAAATTCTGGATAAACATCATCCAGCTTTTTCTTGTTGATCTTTGTGTATTCGTGATTTACACCACACTCCTTGCTCTTGGCATTGATCTTTCGTTGAATATGCCAGCCTTGTTCTTCGCGAATTTGTGTCTGAAGTTTCTTGCCACGCCGACCCCAAACAACCAAATATCGATTAATTCTTTGGAATGACCATTCCTCGGCTCCAGTAATGTTTTCGGCAAGTAAAATTACACCCCATACTTTATCCTGATTCTTTTCTTCATCACGGCACCAGCCAATAAATTCATATTTCATATATCACCAGCTGGAGTTATAAAATACTTTAAGTCCAAGGAATACTTCTGCCTTGGCTTTTTTAATAAACTCTAGATCTTGATCTTTGTATTCGTCGTCTCGATTTTCACCAAAGAAGAACCCTCCGGTAATTGGTAAATTACCAGCTTTGACATCGGCTTCTAACATGTCAAGGTCTTCCCATGATAGTTCTAGTTCGATATTATTGAAATTGTGATTTTCAAGCGGCGGATTCGATGAATTTTTACTGAGCCAGAGTCGTTCCATCCAACCTTGAAGATTAGGATGTTTGCGCCAATATGTTAATTCGGTGGGCTTTCTAAATTTTGTTGGATCATCGTCTTCCTTTTCGTAATTCTCATCGCTATAATACTCATCATATGTACCGGCCTTGGCGGCAACATAAGCGTATTGATCTAATCCCATGTCTACTCCAAATGTTTAACGTGTACATATTATAGTGTGGACGGGAATATTTGTCAAGACAAATTAGTCATTACCTTCGGCATGAGCTTTATACTGTTTCCAGTGGCGTAAATAGTCTTGATTGAATGTGTTATCCTCAACCGATTCCACAAATTCCACTAATGGGCGACCCCACTCATAACATAATTGATCCAGCTTTTCCAGAACATCGGGGCTGATTCTTAGTACAGAAGTTAGCCAATCTGATATAGCGGCATAGTCACCGGAGTTGATTTTCTGAACATACCAGTCAAGACGCTGTGGTTTCTTCAACATCTGGCGCCCAAGTTTTTCCAAGTGTGCCCAAACATGGTCACCTAATTGTAGAAATTCATGGTCCGCTATATGGGCTCTCTCATCACGGTCATGTGCTGCTATGGCGTTGGGGTCGGTAATCCCTCGCATCATGCGATCAAATTCGTCGTCACCAGTTGCTTCTGCAATGGGCATCGTAGGTTCATTTGGTGACTTTTTATAATTCTTTGCTATGAAAGCACCTTGATTGAAACTAGTACTTTTAGTACCAGCCGAAGCTGAATTATTTCGTTTACTCCATTCGTACCCAGCCTTGTGTCCGCTGCAATCTTTGGTACAAGGACTATTCATAAATTTTGCTTCTGTGGTGAATTCTTTTGCTCTCATACCAGTATTTAGTTAGATTAACTGGTTGGGGGCAGAGGGTACGGATACTGTGATGGCGTCAATGCAGCCATCGGTGGAGGTGGATTTGGGTCCACAGGCACGTTACTGGTAGTGGCAATCCCAGTTGCATTGATATTAGTTTGTCCTTGACGTAATGCAGCTACTAGTGATTGCCCACCTAGAGTCGTTAAGTCCGCTACCGATTCAAGATATTGAAAAGAACTATTTGCTGATGTATCTTGCCCGTAGGTTGGTATCGAGATTACAAAACTGTAGATGGCTGGATTACTATTGGGTAATAGATTAGCAAATTGCACACTTGCACTTTCTTGAATGGTTTTCTCAGAATTTAATTGAGTCATCATATTGTTCCAGTTTGTATTTAAGTTGGCTGTTTGACTGGGGTAAGTAGTGATCAATGCGGGGATAACATTTGAGTTGACCGACGGAATAAGACCATTACCACCTGCACTATTACTGGTCATGTTGGCCATCTGTCCGGAAAATGCGGCGTTGATATTATCATATGTTCCCGCAGCCGGTCCAGTAGCAATTATAATTGGACCTTCCGGAGGACCATATGTACCACTGGCAGTGGCCTGCATATCATTGTAGATGCTGACCAAGTCAGACAAGTTCATGGAGTTAATCAGTGTAATAGTATTGGCTATAGCATTGGCAACTACTACCCCAGCAGCTATTCCCATGGAGTCATTAATAGTGATAGTCCCGCTAGGTCCTGATCCTGATCCCAAAGTATTAACAAGGCTATTGGCCACTGCTGGATCAACAGCCGATGTTTGTGCATTTACCAGTGGCAATCCAAAATTTGTTTGTACATTGCTAACGGCATTGGCTAATCTAGGTAAATTTAACGAAGATATATTTGTTACCTGCTGTAGTGCAACCGACAAGGCCTTATTGGCCAACGCTTGGTCCGGGGGAATTATTTGACTTAACCGATCTAATGCTGTCATGATAGTGAGCTCAGGGCTATTTTTGGTAAGTACTGATTTAATGTCGAATTAACTGTACCATCAGGACTTGTATAAATGTTTTGACTGACCCCGTTAGTTCCGGTGACGGTTAATGTTTGAAAACTAGTGGGAAATAACTTATAGGGGTTTAACAAGTCTGCCATAGTATTAATATTGGTGGTGGTAATTCCCATTATTCTTAATATTTGTGTTAACGGAGTACCGGTAATCTGCGTCATCGCTGCATACATAGCCTTTTGATCTGCATCGGATGCAGGTACCGTAGGTGAAGCTAGATTTATTACAACATCTGGACTTACGCCAGCATTGGAAAAATATAACGCAATATCTGGTGTGATCCCACCAATGCTGGCCAACTGCTGTACTAATGCTAGGGGAGTTCCTAGTTCGTCAAGTTTACTAAGATCTATTAACCCGCCCAATTTAGCGAGATCATTACCCCATTGTGCTGTACATACGTTAACGCTGGTGATGCCACCACTGACCATATTGTCAGCATTGGTATAAGTACCGCCTAGATAATTTTGGCTGTTGACTGCCGAGTTAATAAAATTATTGGTAATCCCATTATATCCTACCAGTGCGCCGAATCCTTGACAAAAAATACTTAGATTTTGTGCGCCACCGGCCGGACCTTGACCCATATAGGAATATGCTGTTTCTAATAGCAGATTGCCAAATAAAACATTACCGGGGTATGCAATATTTCCCGTATGTACCGGTATACTGTCACCTAACGCCGCACAATTTCCAGATCCCAATGAATATAATTCTGGATAAATGGTAGGAGATAATTGTGCGCCTGACGAGGTAGCGGCGGCGATTGCATCTGTTAATGCAGTAATATAAGGTAAGTTATTAAAGGTTGACATGTTAGTTACAAACTGAGCATTAACGCTAATGCCTTGGTTGTGTAATAAACTGTCAGTGACTGTTAATTGGAATGGAGTTAACAAACTAGCAGGTTGTGCCATTATGACCCTATCCTAACATTGGTGCTGGCATTTAATCTGGTATGCCCGCATGTGTCAACGTCCGACGCAGTTACTATAGGTTGCCCACCTGCTTTAACCGATGAATTTGTAGACATAGTACGTGCCGTGGTATGTGGAGGTTTGTAATTGGCATGTGAGCTAACTGAAGTCCCGCTAACTACAACGGGGACTCCATTAACTCTTACCGAATTTACTCCATTCATGGGCTTACCACCACATGAGTTTGCGTCAGTTATTCGTACAACTCCACCTGCCATATATTATCCTAAAATAAGTTTTTTGCTTGGAACGTCGATTCCGGTAGTAACTTTAATGTATCGCTGCTTAACCCCATCTTCAGTTTCAGCAAACATTGCGATGTGCTTAATATTTAGTGCTACTTTTGCCCCTGGTGACGAGGTAAAAATGCCCTGCATTAATGCCGGGCCCTGGGGACTAGGCGCTACTGCCAATGGTTCTGTGATATAGATATAGTCTGGGTCTGAACTTAATACTTTTGTGACTATTTCTTCGCCCGATGCCATCTTAAATGTGTATACTTCGTTGTCTTTAATTTCCATATTATCCTTTTAACTCTGTCCAAAATTCTTCTGGCTTACTAGCCAATCCTTGATACCCACCCTGAATGAGTGTAGTACCATTAAAGATCTGCGGTACACTACGTAGTCCTTGCTCAACCAAATAGTCACGAGCTTCTGTGCGAACACCTACATTCACTGTGGTATATTCAATACCTTTGCTTTCTAAAAGTGCCTTTGCCATGTCACAAAATGGGCAATCGTCCTTTGTATAAACTGTTAATTTCATCTTTTTTCCTTATGAACTCTTATTATAGCTGATATTTACCGGTAATAATATAGGCTATGATAAAACTGTAACGACTAAATATAATATTATGAAAATATTTGAAGTGTTAACTCGCGGTATCGCTGAAGGTGGGAATGTGTTTACCGGTAAAACTGGTCCAATTCTTCGTGAAAACATTCCACCTACGTTAGAAGCTTATTTTGCTGAACTAAAATCTATTTTTCCCAAGAAAGCGGCCATTTTCAATACTAAACATTTTGAAGGCCTAGGATCAGTGGGCAAAAAAGCCATGTCGGGAGATATAGATTTAGGAGTTTCAGCTAGTGATTTAGTGGATAAGGAAATGTCGGATCAGTCCATAGCATTATGGAATATTGATCCAGCCGACGTCAAGGCTACCTTTGATCAACTTACAAAACGAGCAAGGACTGCCAAGCCCGAGCAATTACGAATGAAGGCATTTTTAATTAACTTGGTGTTATATATCAATAGTCATGCTGCCAGTCTATATTGCGATGAAAAGAAAGTATCCGATGGTAACATATTTGGACTATTCCCACAGAAAGATATTGAAGGTAATGACGTTGGTCAGGGAGTTCAAATTGACTGGATGGTGGGCGATTTAGGTTGGTTACGTTTTTCATATTATTCATCTGCATATCCCGAAGGCTCCAATGTTAAAGGGTTGCACCGTACTCAACTTATGTTGTCTGCTTTCCAAGTAGCAGGATTATCATTCAACCACGTAAATGGTGTCAAAGATAAAGAGTCAGGTGAGATACTAGCTCGAGATCCGGTACAGGCATTGACGATATTAAACCAAAGACTTAATACTAACATTACGCCGGATGTGGCGGAAGATTATTATAAATTACACTCCGCTTTAAAATCACAACTCAGTCCCGAACACTACAACCATCTGATTAATGTTTACTTTAAAATATTAGATTCTACTCGCGCCGATATTCCCGATGATCTACAGAAACAATGGTTAGCCAAGAAAGATGAACTGGGATTGACCGGCAAGTTCTTACCAGACGAGTCAAAATTAAAAGCTAATATGACAGAATCAGGAGTGGCTGGTGCAGACCGAGTTAAAAGCCGTGAAGATTTTAAACATTTCTTGAGCGATTATCAAAAACTTATTAGTCAGTTTCCCGGATTTACCAGCATGGTTCCCAGCGGAAGTTATAACTCAGACGCTACCAAGGAAGATTTCGGCGACATAGATTTAATAGTTCACATTCAATCTGAAGTAGATAAGAAAGAACTTAAAAAACAATTAGTAGATTTTTTCCATAAACAACCTGATACTGTTATAGTAGGATTCAGTAACCCTAAGTATACTGGTAAAAGAACTTATAACTCAGGTGAGATTGTAACTGTTAGATATCACGATGCCGCGCTTGGCTACTCTGCACAGATAGATAATATTATTGCGCTGGATCAAAAGGAAGCTGGGTTTAAACAACAATTCCTGGACATGCCAGCAGCAGTACAGGGGTTGGTACTGGGGTTGGTAAAAATTGCCACTATAGAAACTCCGCCTGATCAATTATTTGAACAACTAGGAATTCCAAATCCAGGGCCTTTAGGTAAAGATCAAGAGTATGAGTTTAATCTATCCAGCAACGAACTACAATTACGTCGAGTTCAATATGAACCTGGTACAGTTAAACAAGCCAGCAGGGAAGTATTATGGTCATCAACTGACTATGCCGACCTACAAAAGCTGTTATACCAGTATAATTTGAATGTTCCATTTGCCGATTTACTGCAACAAATTAAACGGACTATTAAGAATCCTCGCAGCAGAGAGCGCATTAAAGGTGTATTCTCTTCCATGGTATCTGTTAAGTCTGGAGAGGTTGGCTCACCTAAAGGTGCAGATAAAGAGCGTTCGCTTAATCTTGTTCAGCAGACTTTTGCAGAAAGTGCCGCGGAACAGATGCGAGCACTTGCTAATATTATGCGTGATTAAATGTTGGGCAAGTCTTCGTAGTTTAAATCTGCACTCATAGCACCGATAACATAATTGATCGATTCATTTTCCTGCAACGCTGTTTGTTTGTTCGATGGATTACTATGTTTGGTGAACCATGGGATAGGTGTAGTTCTTGGTGCGGTGCCTTGATACTTGATACCAATATCCTTTAGTGCTGCCACAGCAGTAAAGTCAACAAAGTCTTTTAGGATATTAGCATTGAGTCCAATAACCGGACCTTTGTTAAACAAATAGTCTGCCCATTCTTTTTCTTCTTGTATAACATCTAGGTATATTTGATATACCTCGGCTTCACACTCACCTTTAATGCTGGCAAACCTAGCATCTTCCTTGACAACTTGATTGATAATCCAAGCAGTCCATTCCTTGTGTAAGATTTCGTCTTGCAAAATTAAGCTGATAATATTACCATTGCCAATAAAGATACGGTTCTCAACCATGGCCAAACTTGTGGCAAATGATACCATGAAACGAAATGCTTCAAGTGCGTAGCTAGCGTGTAGTGCCAACCAAATTGCTTTGATATGCTCTCGTTCATCAACAGCATATCCATTATTGTTTAGCTCTTTGCGGCAATTTAATCGGTGTAGATAGTCATAGTATTTTCCAATACTTGACGCCATGCTAATAATTTCTTGAGTATCATGGATTGTGTTAAACACATCCTTTGGTACATTATAGATGTTACGAATAATATGGCTATAACTACGACTGTGGATGTTTGTTTCAAAGAATCCCCAGTTATACATCAGGGCTTCAAGTTCAGGAATACTACATACAGGTGTAAATACCTGTGTGGGACCGCGTCCTTGTACACTATCCAATGCTGTTTGCCGCAACAAGTTACTGGTAAAGATATGTTTAACAGTATCGCTAGCGTCTTTAAAATCTCCCGCGTCTTTTGTTAGTGAAATTTCCTCTGGAACCCAAAAGAATCCTCTAGCTTCAGCATCAAATTTTGTTAACTTGTTATATTTTACTTCTTCAAAACGCTGTACTGTTACTGGTCCAGCAGGATCTAAAAACATCTTACGACTGAGGTAATCT